ACTGGCCGAGCGCCTCGGCGTCAAAGCGATGGATGACTGCGGACCGGCAAGCCTCGCCACCGCTGCCACTTACCTCGGGCTCCCCACCACCACAAAGCAAGCCCACAAAGCCTGCGCCCAGGCGGGGCGCGTTGATACGCCCACCGGGGCGGAGGGCACGAGCGCGCGGGAACTTGCCAAAGCGGGGAACCTCCTGGGGCTGCACGCGCGCAACGTCTACGACTGGAGCGAAGCCTCGAATCAAGTCAAAAATGGAGCGGCGCTCATCCTCAATATTCAGGCAAGCCAGAAGAGCGTCCCCGAGGGGCTGCGATCCAAGTGGCAGCGGGACTATTGGCGGAAGCAACCGCTGGCCACCTACGGCCACTACATCGTCCTCGTCTGGGAAGGAACCGGATGGCAATACGCCTGCCCTACAATGCAGGAAGGAAAGCCGGGGCGCAACGCAACGCCCGAAGAAGTCCGCACGCTACGAGACTCAAAGGGAGCGGCAGGCTTCCCCACACCGCCAGCGATGGTCCTAGTCCACAGAAAGTAGGAGACAAATGGAAAGCCTCACCAGCGACATCATCAACGCGCTCATCGTCGCGCTCGTCCCGGTTGCGATCGGCGCCCTCGGCTGGCTCGCCAATTCGGTGATCAACTACCTCAAAGCCCGCCTCGCCGCGGAGCACTACGCCCTCGTCGAGCAGATCGCAGCCTCCACCGTGGCAGCGATCAACCAGACGCTCAACTCCAAAGCGGGAGAGGAAAAGAAAGCCGCCGCCATCGCCCTCGTCCGGGCGGAATGCGCCAAGCGCGGGATCACGCTTGATGAGGAAGCGATCGGCAACGCGGTGGAAGCCGCCGTCTACCGCGCCAAACTAGGGGCTTGACGCTGGCTAACTGACCCGTCAGGATTCCTACAGGCGTGTAGCCGCGCCAAAGAGGGGAGAGGGATGGAACCTAAACGGAAGGGGCCACGGTGCGCCCTTTACGCGCCCAAGTTAAACGAAGCGGACCTCGCCAGCCTTCGGGCTGCGCTAGGGGCGCCAGAAGTCACAGGCTCGTCCATTTTCCGCTGGCTTGAACAGCGGGGCGTGCCGGTTTGCGTTGAGACAATCAAGCGCCATAGAAGGCGCGAATGCTACTGCAGGAGGGAAATCGAATGAGCGACTATAAAGAATTCCAGGAGCACGACGAACTCGCGGAACTCAAAGCGGCCCACAATCGGGTCCTGCGCACCCTTGCGAAAAAGGAGCGCCAGACGGAGGAACTCGTAGAAGCGGTCTACCGCGCGGCGAAAGACGCCGCGCTGGGAATGAAGATCGCGCCAGTGCCAGCCCCAAAGCCGGACACGCGGAAGGGGAAGCGCGAAGTTGCCGTGGTGCAACTTAGTGATTGGCAGTTAGGGAAAAAGAGCGCGGACTACGACATCGATGTCGCAGCGAAGCGCATCGCGCTGCTCGCCAAGAAAGTCAAGCGGGTCGTTGAGATTCAGCGAAAGGACCACCCGGTCGACGAAGTGAACATCTTGCTCACGGGAGACCTCGTCGAGAGCGACGGCAATATCTTCCCGGGCCAGGCTTACGAAGTTGAAGCGGGCGGACTTTACGTTCAAATCTTCAAGGGCGCGGAAATCCTCGCAGGCTTCGTGCGAACGATGGCGGCGATCTTTCCGACCGTCAAAGTCTACGGCGCAATCGGTAACCACGGACGGCTGGGACGCTTCAGCGATCACAGCCCGGAGTCCAACAGCGACGCGATCCTCTACAACATCGCGCGCCAACTCGTCGCAGGGGAGAAGCGCGTGCAGTGGAAGGAAAGCCTCACCGTTGGCGGGCGCCATTGGTACGACACGCTGGAACTTCCGGGCGGGAAACTCGGAATGATTGTCCACGGCGACCAGTTCAGGGGCGGACTCGGAATGCCGTGGTACGGCGTCGCCAAGAAAGCCAGCGGCTGGCGCTTGAGCGTCGCACCGTTCACGCATCTCTGGTTCGGGCACTGGCATCAACCCGCGCGCCTCGTTTTGGCGGACGGGAAGATCACGACGTGGTGCAGCCCTTCGCTTGAGTCGAGTAACCGCTTCGCGCAGGAAGTCGTCGGCGCCAGCGGGGAACCGGGCCAGTGGCTGATGTTCTTTGACGCGGAGGGCGAAGTCAGCGCTGAGTATTTGATCCGCCTGCGCTAGTGCCTTTCGTCCACGAGCGCAACGAACCGCCGCCGCTCGGCTGGTGTTCCGTTTGCGGAGACCAGGCGCGCACGTTCAAGTTCGCGGAGGAACCCGTGACGCTCGCAACCGGCCACACCGCGGTGGTCGGCTTCGGGCTTTGCCAGGAATGCATCGCCACGGTGCTAGGCTTGATCGAAGAGGACGATGACGCCGCTGGCCCAGCCAGCGACCCCCCAGCCTGACCTCCTCCAGGCTGGGGGGCTAAGCCCGCCAGAGAGGACCACACGAGCGCCCAGAGCGGGCAGTTTGGTAGTGGGCGTAGTGGCGAAAAGCGGCTAAAAGCGCCAAAAAGCCGAAAATACCTGGGAATACCTGAGAGCACCTGGGCAAAAGCCCCAAAAGGGGCGGAATACCTGGGGCATTGTGGGGCTACCTGGGGGAAAACGCCAAAAAGCCGCCCCTACCTGGGACCACCTGGGGATACCTGCCAAAAACGCCCCAAAAGGGCCCATACCCTGAGACACCGTGACCCCCACCCGGGGCGCAGGGGCGCCCAGCCCGCCAGCCCAAAACTAGGGGCTTGACGGGACGGACTGGGACCGTTTACGCTACCCCTACCAGGGAGGAAACCTCGCAGACGCGGGGACCTGGAAGAGGAGAAAAAAGTGAAGATCACAGTCGAGAACCTGATCAGGGCGATGAACACAAAGCGCGAACTCAGCCGGGCAGCGGACCGCGCAGAGACGGCACACGAGTACCTCGAGCGCATCGATGCGGACCTGGCGAAGGAAGTCAGCGCCGCGATTGAAACGCTCCGAGAGTGCGAGCGGTACATCGGGATGGCGATCGACCTGGATCGGACTGACCGCGAAGCCGAGCGCGCGAAGGGCCTCGGGTTCCGACCCGCAACGGTCGATGCGCACCTAAGCGCAGAGACCGGAACATTTGTGAAGGGAGAGGGACGATGAGCGCAACGAAGACACGCCGCTGCTGGAACTGCCAGAAGCGGATCGAAGTGCCAGCGGACAACGACAACATCTACACGCGGGTCTGCAAAGCCTGCGAAAGGAGGATCAAGTGAAGACGCTCCAGGAAGCGGCCACGGTCGCAACGTTCATCGCAGCGATGGTGCTGCTCCTCGCGCTCGGGTCAATGCGATGAGACTCGACAGGAGCACGCAACCAGCGACGATCACGGACCTCCGCGGGCTTGGCGCGAAGAGCACCATCCGCGGGAAGCGCAACCAGGCGCGCAACCGGGCGACGATTGCGATCAGCATCGCAGTCATCGCAGCGGGGGCGCTCTTGGCGGCAGCGAACTGAGAGAGGGCCCAATGCCCGTCTACGAGTACCGCTGCGGCGAGTGCGGCGCACGGGAGGAGCACACGCACTCGATCCATAACACCTACACGCCGCGCTGCGAAAAGTGCGGGCGTTGGATGCGCCTGCTTTACACGCCGGCTGCTTCCGTTTTCGTCGGGGACGGCTGGGCCAAGAAAGACAGAAAGAAAGGGGAGGGCAAATGAGTAAGCAGTACGAGTTCGTAAAAGCGGAGCAGCGGAGCCCCGAGTGGCACGCGCTCCGAAAGGATGGGATCACGGCCACGGACGCCTCGGTCATTGCGGGGCACTCGCCCTACAAGACGCCATACCGCCTCTGGGCGGAGAAACTCGGCTACGTCGAGTCAGCCCCAGTCGGAGCAGCGGCGCACCGCGGCATCCTGCTGGAGCAGGCGGTGGCGGATTACTACGAAGCGGAGACCGGGCGGAAGTTGAAGCGCTCCAACGGGATTGTCCGACTCAAAGAGTTCCCCTGGGCGATGGCCAGCCTGGACCGGACGATCGTCGGAGAGACCGGGCTCGTTGAAATCAAAACGAGCACGAGCCCCCGCTGGACCCTTCACCCGGTCCCGCCGGAAGTTGAAGCCCAAGTGCAATGGCAAATGTTCGTCACGGGAGCGCCCTGGGTCGACATCGCCGTCTTGCTCGGCGGGCTCGTTTTCAGGATTGAGCGCGTCAAAGCGGACACGGACTACCAGGGGACGCTTTATCAGAAAGCGCTGGAGTTCAGGAAGATGCTCAAAGAGTGCACGCCCCCACCGGCGCAGGGGGAAGACAGCGACGCGCTCGCAGCGGTGAACCCGCAACGCAACGAAGACATCGAAGTCGCAACGGCCAGCCTGGACCGGGTCGCACGGCTTTACGAGGAGCACCTCTACGAGTCGAAACTGCTCGACCAGACGCTGCAGAACCTAGCGGTGGCGCTGAAGGAAGCGATCGGGGAAAAGCAGGGGATCGCAGGGACCGGCTGGATCGCCACCTGGCGCCAAAATAAACCCAGCACCAAAACGGACTGGGAGAAAGTCGCGGAGACCATCGGAGCGATCGCGCCCGAGACTTACGCGGAAGCGGTTAAGCGCCTCACCCAAGAAAAAGCAGGCGCGCGAGTGTTCAAGTTCAAGGGAGGAACAGGAGAATGACTATAAACATCGCAACGGCGCTGGCCGCGCCATTTGACGCGAAGGACCTCAAGCAGCGCCCAGGGCGCGGAGGGCTGACCTTCACCTACGCGGACGCACGGGCGGTCGCGCAGCGGCTCGATGACACCCTCGGGATCACGGGCTGGAAGTTCAACGTTCGGGTCGCGGACCCGGCGCGCTGCGTCGTCCACGGCACGCTCACCATTCAAGTCGAGGGCCAGGAGACCACGAGGGAAGACTTCGGGTACCCGAACAGCGCCCAAGACGATGAACCGCTCAAGAGCGCAGCATCGGACGCGCTCCGCCGCTGCGCCGCGCAACTGGGCGTCGGCAGAAGCCTCTACAGCCCCGAGAAAGGGCACGGGAGCATCCAAGTGCCACCCCAGCGCCCAGCGCCCGCCAGAAGCCCGCAAATCGCCCCTGTAGGGGATTCCAGCACGGGCTCAGACGATGAGCGGCTCGCACGGGCGGCAATGGCATTTGTGGCGGACCTCAACGAAGGGGCCTGCAGCCACGGAACGCCTTGGACCTTGAAGCCGGGCGGGATCGCCAAAGGAAGCGGTAAGCCCTACGCGCCGTTTTTCGCTGCAAGCCACAAAGCCCCAGACGGCTCCTGGTGCAGGGATAAGCCCAGCGCAGGCTGGGTAGCGGCCCAGAAGCCGGTCGAGGAAAAGCCGCGCCTGGTTCCAGAAGACAATCTGGAAGAGTTGCCGTTCTAGATCAACGCCTGGGGAGGCGGCGAATGTGTGCCGCCGCCTCCCCGCCAAAAAGAGAGAGGGGGAAAACAAATGGGACTCTGGATCAAGTGGGACGCCAATGCCCACAAAGACGCAACCATCGCCAGCCTCACGGACACGCAACGCTGGGCGTTCATCGTGACGCTTTCAGAAGCGAAACAAATGCGCAACGGGGGCACCTTTGAATCGCGCCGCCACTTGGCCGCGGTGCTCGGGACCAGGCTCGCCAGAGCGGTACCACCGCTCATTGCCAAGCGCCTGCTAACGGAGGATCAAGCCGGCGTCGTCGCCGTCTCGAACTGGAGTCGATGGCAAGTCGACCCGACCTCAACTCAGCGGACGCAATCCTGGCGAGCACGGAACGGGGGACTGGGACAGTTCGGGGACGCGCTAGAGCAGAGCAGAGCAGAGAGAGAGAAGAGAGAGAATCTTACTAAAGCGCGAACGATGCAAAGCGCAGGCGAAATCTTGATGGGGAGGAAGCGATGAGGGTCACACTTTCAGACGCTGAACTGCAACAGGCCAGAGAGCGCGGACAGCGACTCAAGGAAGCGAATGCCCACACGAAGGACACGCCTGCCTACAGCGACCAGAGTAAAAAGATCTACCGGGACGAAGCGGACGCGGGATTCGTGATGTCGGTCGCGGAATGCGCAGTTGCTAAAGCGACGGACCGGGAATGGCACGCGAAAGTCTGGCCAGCCTCGGAGCACCACCTCCACAAGGATGAACCGGACGTCGGACGGAACATCGAAGTGCGCCACGTCACGCAGCCATCGGGCGGGCTCGTCGTTCGGCGGAAGGACCTCGGGAAGGGAAAGGTTCTCTTCCTCGCCTACCCCGATCCAGCGACGGACTACCGCGAAGTTGAAGTCATCGGCTGGCTCACCGCGGAAGACGCCTGGGAGCAGGGGAAAGACGTCGGAGACTACCGGCGCGTTCCCCAGTCCCAACTCACGGAACTCCCGTGAGCAGGAGCGTCGCGTTCCTGGGACCACAGGGAAGCGGTAAGAGCACAATCGGGGCGCTCTTCGTTGAGCACCGCGGCTACCAGCAACACGGGATCGCTGACGCGATCAAACACATCGCAGGGATGGCGTACCCGGACCTGACGAAGACGGAGACCATTGTGCTCGATCGCTACAGCGGCCAGACGGTGATCACAGGGCGGGAACTCCTGCAGGACATCGGCGCCGCGCTGCGATCGGTTGATCCAAAGTTCTGGCTGCGCGTTTGGCGCAGGGATTACTTTGAAATCCAGCGACACGGCTACGGCGTCGTGATCGATGACGTCAGGCTCGACGCGGAAGTCGCCTACCTTCGGGCCGTTGACCCGGCGATCTACATCGTCGGACTGCACGCGGACGAAGCCACACGGAGCACGAGACTGGGAGGGCCACTCAAGGGGACCAGCGACGTCACGGAGAGGGGCTGGACTAAAGCGGGGCTCGACCTTATCCTCGACACATCGGGGATGACCCCCGAGGAAGCCTACAGGCGGATCACGGATGGGATGGAGGAAGCCGGATGAGTGAACAGAAGCCCAAGACATACGCGGAAGCGATGAAGGAA